CATGTTCTCTGTTACTGGATCGCAAGGTTTTTCATCTTCTGGCAATGGCACTAACTTAGCAGCGTTCTTAATTCCGATAACACCTAGCATCTGGCGGTGCAAAAACGGTAGGTTGTATAACTGTGGTGCAGTCTGGGCCAACTGTAAAACGGCCTGATACTGAACTACTTTCTGAGACATCGTAGCTGCGTTAGGATCGCTAACTGGAATAACGTTAACCATCGCGTAATCACGTTTACGAGCTTTTTTAGTACCTGTATCAGGTTGATAGTCGTAATCGCCAGGGGCGTTGTTTTCAATAATCTCTTTAAGCAGCTTGAATTCTTGCTTCATAGAGTAGTGAATACGGGCTTGAATCGCAGACATTACTTTAAGTGTGCGCTCTAAGATAGCCAAAGTAGTCCCTACTGGGGATTGGCTAGACATATCGGAAACTTTCAAATCTCCTGCCGAAGCGAATCTACGTCCATCTTCAATGATTTGATTTAACAAAGTAATCAAGGTCTGGCTTGGTTCTTTGTATGGCAATGGCATGATGTTGTCTTTCATCGCGCCACTTGGTACGTCTACGTCACGGAATTCACCTGGGGCTATCGGTGTGTCATCGCCTTTGACTCGCAAGCCACGGGTCTTAAAGCCACCTGGCAAGTTGGCAAGTGACCCTGCATCAACCAGCTGCCGAAGTATGGAAGTGCCAGATTTAGCAAAAGCACCGAGAAGATGGACAATACCAAAACAGTAAAAACCGAAACCAGGAATATAGCCATAGTGGACAAAATGCTGTCTTTTTTGATGTTTTTCATCTTCTTCCTTCCAGTTACGTCTAATTGAAAGAATAGTCGCGGTATTCTTTTCAATCGTGACAACGTAAGGTAGAGCGATACCAGTAGGTTCGCCATCTTCATCTGTATGCTCGAAACCTTCTAAGTCAAGGTCAACGTGCATTTCCAAAACCTTAAAGCGGTCATCTGTGGATGCTTTAAATCCTAACTTTTCTGCAATCTTTTTTTCAATTTCATCTAAAGTGTTGATTGGATCACCAAGATCTACGTCCCTGTAAAAGCCTGAGACTTGTAGTTTACGCATCTCATTCTCTGTTTTACGCATCACATGGGTAATGCGTTCTGCAGTTTCAAGGTTAGACGCGCCATAAGGAACGACTAGATCATCTGCTGGAACGTACATCGACACCTGACGGCCTAACTGTTGATCTTCATAAACCTTTTTAAAACCGTTACCTGATAAACCCATACCCCAGAGCATTCTTTCATGTTCTGGGCGGTATTCTTGCATGACATCGGTAATTTCATAGTTCATGTCATCTTCAACACGCTGGGCTGCATCTTTTTTCTCTGGGGTTTCTTTNCCAATAATCTGGGTNCTTACAGGACCAGAGGCTGGAAAAGTCTCCATAATTGTTTCTGCTTGGAACTTTACGACTGCTTCGGCTAGGATAGGGTGATAAACACCACAAGCTCCTTCCCAAGGTTCTGAGCGTTCTTCAATCTTTAATCCCAAGAGTTCAAGGCCATCTACATAGGTCTGAATCCAATCTTTGCGGGAATCTACGTCATCTTCAAAACTGTCGATTAGCTCTGACCCCAAAGTCGCTAAGACGCGCTCAGAAATAATTTCGGCAAGATTCTCACCGAAGTCTTCTTGTGCTAAAACTTCAACAGCCATTTCGCCTTCGGGCGCGAGTTCAATCTCAATGTCTGGAGCCTCGATTGCAGCTAGTCCTTGTGGGAGTTCGTATAGAGCTTTATCTACTGACATATATTTTCCTTAAATTAACTTTAATCCACCGTTTAACGGCTTATCTATTGTTCCGCCAGACGCTTTTGTTGTCATATACGTCTTTAATTCTTCTAACTTTTTTGTTTGTTCTGGCCTGTATTTTAGTTCTTTATTAATACTGTTAGGCCATTGTTTTAAAGCGTATCCGCGCATGGCTGCATCAGTAGCATTCCGAATGGCATGTTCTACAGGACGGCCTTCTTCTAAGGTTGCGTTGTAATCTAATGCTCGTTTTTCCAAAACCTTTAACTGTTTAGGACTCCAAGTTCCCATTAAATCTTCACGGATTTGGTTTGACATAGGATCAACGTGAAGAAGTTCCCCAGCTAAATCATGGTGGCTAAATTCCCCTGGCCTTCTAATCTCAATAACATGGCGGTCTATTGGAAAATGCTCTGGGCGCGGAGAATCTGGTGGTCCAATTTCACCTACAGGCCAAGTTTCAGCATAGCCTTTTCCTTCACCTATTGTCACCATAGGATCATGCTGTTTAATAAAAGGATACTCTTGTATCGCTTTATTAAGAAGATTTTCAGAATAATCCATTAGTAATATGCTACCTTTCTGCGAAATTCTCTGGGTTCATCTCGTTCATCCGAAGGCAGGGGAATAAACCCTCCCTTACGGAATCTTAATAGTGCTTGGGTAGTCGAGTCCACTAAGTCATCGTGGTCTGAATTTGGGAACGCAGCAAGCTCTTCCACGACTTCTTCAGCCCATCGTTTTCGGGGACACCAGACTTTACCTGACGCGAATAAATCGGAAATTGCATTAACCCTTGAGATCTTATCATTTCCTCGCGTTGGTGTATATTCCTGCACGGGAACTCCCATCCTTCGCATTTCAAAGATCAGGGGCGCGCCAGAAGCCTTGGCCTCCACGATACACGCATCAGGCTCCCATTCACGGTACATCTGAAAGGCCCGTTCCTTTAATTGCGGGAATTCCATGCGTTCTTTAAAAGCATCTAAAAGAATAATGTTTACGTCATTTACATCTTCGTCTTTATAAAAGACTCCCCAAGTCGTACAGGCAGAATAGTCTGAACGCTCATTCTTAGTAAAGGCGGTATCCCAAGACTGAATAATGAAGTTACATTGGGGCGGTCTTTCGTGATCCCATTCCTTCCACCATTCCCTTTTGACTATCGCGCCCTCTTCCGAGGTAGGATCTTGTTGGTACTGGGCTTGCCATTTAGGAAGAGGTAATTCATCGCGCAGCGCGTCAAGTTCTTTAAAACTCCAAAACTCAGGCCATAAAGGTCTGCCGTTAGGTAGAATCGCTGGAAGACTAATCATGTCCCAGACTTCCCCATCCCTGTCGATAATCGACTGACAAATCTTGCCTGTAAGGTCCCTTTTAGCCCAACGGGTCATCACAATAACGATTGATCCTCCTGGCTGGAGACGCTGACGCGGACCAGACGTATACCATTCAAAGACCTTATCAAAGACCGATGGATCGTTAGAAGCTAGGGCTGCTTCTTGTTCTGAGTGAGGATCGTCAATAATGAGTAGATCCGCGCCCTTACCTGTGACAGTCCCCCCAACACCAATAGCGAAATAATCACCATTAGCATTAGTGGCCCAACGACCAGCAGCCTTGGAATCTGACCTAAGAGAGACATTAGGGAATATTTTGGCATAAGCATCCGAGTCAACTAAGTTACGAACCTTTCGTCCAAAACCGACTGCTAGTTCAGCCGTGTTAGAACATTGAATAATTTTTTTATTTGGGAACCGACCAAGATACCAAGCAGGAAGTAGAAAACTAGCAAACTCTGACTTTGTGTGACGCGGTGGCATATTGATAATAAGTCGTTTGGATTTGCCATTTGCGATGTCCTCAAACTTTTGAGCCATTAAAGCATGGTGTCTGCCATAGATAAACCCAGGCCAGACGGATTGCACAAAGGACAGAAAATCATCCTGTCCAGCCTCGCGCTCCTCCGCACCTGTAAAAGATTCAGCCAAAGGAAGAAGGGGTTTTCTTTCCTCTTCTGGGAGAAGCTCAATTAACTGAGCTAGGATTTCTTCTACTTTCACTTGAGGTTTCTAAGCTTGATATGGGCGGGACGGATAGACCTGGCCCTACCAGCGATACCTTTACAGACTCCAATTTCAATCAAAGTCCTCATCTTCCGAGCCACATTCCCGCGACCCTTCTCGCCTGTCATTTTCATAATATCGTCAATAGTCGGGCCAAAACCAAAGTTTTGCCAGTATTCATCAATAATCAGGAACGTCTCTTTTTGCGCGGGACTCATTTCTCTTTTCTTTCGCATAATCTTTCCAATAGTTTTTCAGTCAGAATTTCTGCACTTACCTTACGACCCTCTTCAATCTTTTCCATTAAACACTTTTTATGAAGAAGTAAATTCAAGTAGCTGGCAACTTCGTTAATCCTATGATCTAATTCTTCCATAGTCATTTTCCGCAGTCCTCCATGCCATCTTGATAATCCCATGTTTGCTTTTTTCTAATCCCTAAATCCCCTAGGCCACCTGTATTTTCAACAGCTTTGCGAAGGTCTAGCAAATAAGCCACCATCTTATCTATGGCAGCTAGTTCGTAGTCTTTTATTTCCATTTAAACTTTGCCCAGCCACATTGACAGACTAACCGTCCTAGCATCTTTTGCCATATACCAAAAAGAAGACGTTTCTTACATTGGTTACAAATCATAGTTCCATCCTTTCTATAAAAACGGGAGTAGACTCTCCTACCCACGCGCTAGCAATATTAAACTGGTAGTACTCCCAAGCCTCTTCCTCGTCCATCCCATCTCTAGTCATCAGAATCTCTATAACCTTATGTAGGTCATAACAGATCACTTCTAAGCCAATTCTATGGGCTATGCCAATAACAGCTTCATCAAAGCCATCTGCCGTAAGTAGGTACTCGTCAGAAATTTTCATATATTTTTTTCCACATTTTGTTCCAAATTGATAAGGGGGGTGTTTTCTATAGATTCTTTACTGTTACTCTGTGAATTTTTTATACCCCCTACCCCCTCTGAATCATCTTTAAATGAGTGAGGGTTTACCCCTATGGACACGGAAGTGCTTGATTCTAAAGGATTTGTCACTATAACACCTGTTATAGTGAGATTTGAAGAAATGGGTACGGAATCGGATTGATTGTGTGGAATAGTATGCATAGCCCCAACCTCGGAATCACTAAAAAATGGGTGGGTCGGGGTGGGTGGGGTCGCGGTTTCTGCGATTGTTGGCGGGTCGTCCTCGATTGCTTGCGCGTCTTCTAGCTCTATCAGTAGGGATTGCGCCTTGCGCTTGGCTATATCGTTGATAGAGCGCGAACTCTGGAAGGCCACGCGCAGCGACTCTAAGAGCTTGCCCTTGAGATCAATAGAAGAGTGTAGGTGGATATGCTCCTTACGCTCTGAGAATAGCTGGACATCGTTTAGCTTGCCGATTAACTCTAAGGCCTTGAGTTGTGCCGAGTGTTTAGCGTCTGCGCTTGTGGCTATCTCTACCAGCTTTTGTATAGTTAGAGTCCTTAATTGTTCGGGCAAAAGATATTCCCTAGCACTATTAGCCACCTTGAAGGCCTCGATCATCGTGGATATAGTTGGGTGCTTTGCGAGCTTGTGGCCTTCATTCGATTGAGTAGAGGGTTTTGCCTTGCTGTTATAGCTCTCCCTATACGCTTGGGCCTTGGGTAATCCATCTGCTACTTTACGCGCGAAGGCCTTTTGTTTACTTGTGAGATTAACCTTGGCGGGATTACCAGCACCTAATAATATCTGCTCTATCGGGGTTTGCTTTAGACCTTCTTTGATCTGAGCGCGGGTTAGCTTTAAGGGTTTCATCTTGGGGTATAAGTTAAGTATTCCCCGAAGTTTAGGACATTCTAAAGAATAGCGCAATAGCTCTAGTGTTATCCCCTTGTATTAGATAAGCCTATGGACTGTTTCCCTTCGGGATTACTTACCCGCTTTTAGCCCTTGCCCGCGCTATCAATACCTTGATATCTAAGGGTAAACCATTAAGGGAAACCGATAATAAAAAAACACTTGACAAGCAACTCACACCATATAGAATAGCCCTTGTAGTAGATGTATTTAGTAAGTTTCACCTGTTGCATTATTGACCGCAAACCCTGATTATATAAGGATTAGAACATGACAACAATACAAGAAGCAGTAAACGAGTTTACCGAGATTGTAGGGCGGGAAAATCAAGATAGACAATGGATTCTATCTAGCTATGATTCTTGGGAGCGCAACCCGTTCTATCGCGGGGAAGAGCAACCACACCCCGAAGATGATTGTTTAGAAGATTAAGAGCCACCTCTTAACCCTTTACGAGGGTTTAGGGATTGCCTCTAGGTAATCATTTAATCAACTGCTAGGAGTTAATTATGGAAGTTATTTATTCAGTCTATGAGATGGGGACTTGGGAATTTTGGGGAACGCTCACCGAGTGCCAAGAGTATATCTCGCGCAATACTTTTAAAGATGCTTTTTTTACCATTAAGGAGTGCTAGTCATGTCCATATATCAAAGCAACGGATTTACCAATCGCAAAGAGTATTTATTAGACCTTGCCGATAACTTTGGGATTGCCTCGCGTGATGTATTCGCGCTGGCTGATCTACTAGGTGATACGGAAGATTTTGATGGCCTTGTATCAACCCTTGAAGATTACGAGTTCTTTAACCCTTTTGAAGAGTAAGAGAGGATAGGCCGAGAAATCGGCCTACTTAAAAATGAATACAACCGCAACCATATAAAAGGCCTTTTATGTTTCCCAAATTAGATTTTCTTTTTAATATCGCGCTTGTTTGCGCTTTTGCTTACATCGGCCTAGTGCTAGGTAATGCGCTTTTTATGTTTACAACCACCTTATTAGGAGTTTAGATCATGGTAGATCAAGATAGCTTTACCCGCGTAAATAACGACATCAACGGCAACCCGCGTTTTGTGCTTCATTTTCTGCATTTTGTAGGGGATAACGAAATACCACGCACCGCGCCCGATTTTGTCACGCAAAAATATAACCTTGCATTGTCACGCGCTAAAGGTGCGCCCTTTTATGGTCGCAAATTCAATAACAAACAATATGGTGGTGGGATTGTATTTAGCACCTATAACCTAAGCGGGTTAATCCGCGATATCAACGCACTAATGGAAGAGGTGACAGCATGAGCGATAGACAGAACCTAAACAACGCGGGATTTTCCGATTATCGCGCTATTGAGGCCAACAACGGCATGAAACCTATTGAGGTGAGCGAG